GTCGTGGCCGCCGTCGTCGTGGTGGTTGTGGTCGGCGCCGCGGTGCTCGTCGTCGTGGTGCTCGTCGTCGGGCCGCCCGCGGGGCCGCATCCACTCCATGCCGGCCCGCAATCGCTCACGGCTTGCGCTCCGGCGACGGCGGCGACGGCGAGGAGCCCGAGCACAAGCGCACGCATTAGTGCGCCCCGGCACACGAGTAGAGCACTGTCACGGAGCACCCGGTGCACGCCGTGACGTTGCCGCGGTACGCGCACGTCGGCGCCATGACGGACACGACGGCGCTCGGCGTGGTCGCGTTGACGGTCACGCTTCCGTTACCGACCGGCGCCCAATGCGAATCATCGCACGACACTTCGAGCGCGACGGTCGCGGTGCCCGCGGTGCGTACGGTTTGAATGAGGAGCGCCGGCACCGCCCGCGGGTTGATAAAATCCGGAGTGGGGCCGGTCGCCGTGAGCGCCGCGGGCGTCAACGTAGAGCCGTCGCACGACTTGCTCGCCGCGTGCGCGCTAGCGACGAGCCCCGCGAGCACGAGCGGCACGAGAAACTTTGCCTTGCCGCTACGGAGCGCCCGGTTAAGCGCCCCCGCGTGCTTGCGCTTTAGCTCGTCGCCCTTCGAGCTTGAGAACACGTCGAGGTGGCTACCCTGCCAGGGCATTTTCATTTTCTCCGCCGACGTTATGCAACTCGGGCAGTTAACCGCGTGCTCTCCACTGTGACCGGCTTTTCTCATGGCGGTTTACCTCGGGAGCCGCGGCAAGCGGCGGAATAGGTCGGATACGTTCCGGGTCGAGCCGATGCGCCCTTGGCCGAGTGGCGCCGGGGGCCGCATGCCGAGCGCGGCTTGCATGCCGGCGCGGGCGCCGAGCGCTTGGCCGGCTTTCGCCCGCACGTCACTGTGCGGCTTGAACGGGCCGCCGGGTGCCATCTGGCGCGCTAGCTGATTGATACCAAGATTCGGGTATCCGCCGGGCGGTGCGCCCCCTTGCGGGCCGACGCCGGGCGGAGCACCCGGGGGCGGTGCGCCGGGCGGGAGCGGGCCGCCGGGGGGTACCGGGCCGGGGGCCGGCGCCCCCGGAGCCCCCGGCGGAGTAGGACCACCGGGAAGCCCCGGAGCACCCGGCCCCGCAAGTGTCGCCACCGCCTGTTGGAGCTTCTGCACCTCGTCGGCGACGGCGAAGGAAATGTGATCCTGAATATGTTTCCCGAGCGCGGCTTGCGCGTCGTCGGTCAATGACCCGTTATTGGCCGCGGTTTGGTGCCCCTGGATATGCTCGATGTGGTTATCCGCCGGGCTCACTTGCAATTCCGCGGCGCGATTCACGCGCGCAAGCGCGTTTTCCCACCGCCAATCTTGCGCTTCCTTCGGCCCGGTCGACTTAAACACCCGGTCAGAATTGGGGAGCCCGAGCCCGAGCGACCAATATTGCGTGACGCAGTAACGCCAATCGACCGAGAGCCCTTCCGCGGCGAGTTGGTCGGGCGGGATTTGCGCGAGGAGCGCGATCCCTTGCACCATCTGTTGCGCGCGTACTTGCTGGTTCAGGGCCGACGTAGTGCCGAGCCACTCCCACTCATACTCGCCAACCAAATCGGCGACCGTGACCGGGTGCTCTAGAAGCTCGACGCCATCTTGCCCGGCGACCTTCAAAATGATGTCGCGGTCTAGACACTGTTGCGACAAGATATCCGACCGCTCGAGGAGCGGCACCATCACATCATCTTCGAGGTTTTCGATAATCGCCCGAATGTCGACCGCGCTATCGGCTAGCTGCGCCGCGAGCCCCGCCGTCGAGCCGTCGCCGCCCGCCGCTTGCCCCGGTACGATCGGGCGAGCCGGCGTCGGCGACACCATGTTATCGCCTACCCCCATGTATCCCTGCACCGCTTCAAAGCCGGCTTGTGCCGCGCCTTGCGGGGGCGTGGTGAATTGCACGCCGGCCGGATTCGCAAGCCACTTCGCACCCGGCGTCATGCGGAGCGAGGTGGGATCCTGTACCGCGCCAATGTCGACAATGGCTATCGGATTCGTCGCCCATACGAACGCGTCGCCCGATTGGTTTCCAAGGTCGTTCACAAAATATTGGATGTAATCGAACACCTCGGGAAGCCCGCGGCCGTAAAACTCTTCGGCTATCTCAACGAATTTGCCGACGAGCCATTGCGTGCCGCCATGCCAGAATGGCCGGCGTTGCACGCGCAGCGGGATCGTGTCGGCGCCGAGTGTCACGAGGTAGCGCTCGGGGCCGTCGCCTTCGAGGTCGACCATCCACGAGCATTCGGTCACGTCGAGCGGGCGGAGCGCCGCGGGCAGGTTTTGGTCGAGCGGCGCGGTAAACCCCTTATCGGCAAGCCGGATTGCGAGCGCGTCGTACTTCCGGCCACTCGACGACGAGCCGCGCGACGCGATGGCTTTGTCGTAGAGGTCGAGCAACTCGCCGACGTTCTCGTACACGTTGGTCGACTTCGGGTTACCCGGGTCGAGCGGCTTTGCCCCGAGCGATTGCACGTGCGCCCGCGCGACACACCGGTCTTCGTAGGCGAGCGTCGCCGCGTCGATACTCGACGCCGTGACGGGCCACACGTAGAACGCGAAGAGGTCGACGGGCTCGAAGGTCGGGCCGAGGAAGTCGGCGACCTTTTCGACCGTCTCGATTGTCTTTCCGGTCGGCGCGCCCTCGTCGTCGAGCACGTCTTGCAGCGCCGCTTGCTCGTGCTCGACACACCGCCACACGTTGCGCACGGGCGAGGTGCCGTACATGACGAGTTGGCGGAGGAAGGGCAACGCGTGCCGGCGGAGCCGCATGTGCCGGCGCATCCAGTATTTTTGCAGCGCCACCTTGGCCGGTAAGCGCTTCTCGAAATCTTCGCGGAGCGCGCGGCACGCAAACCAATCATTGTCAGGGAAGAGGTCACGCTTGAGCCGGGTTACCCATTGCTCAATCCACCGCCGGCCGATCGGGAAATACGTGTTGGTGCGACCGCGGTAGCCTTGCACGTCGTGGCGGAGCGACCAAATCCGGTAATACCGGAGCCAGCGGTCGCGGAGTACCATACGCTCGTCGCGCGTGCGCGTAATGAGCGGGCACAACTCGTCCCGCACCCGCGCTTTTATCTCCGGGTCGAGCGCGAGATTTTCCGCGGGCTCCGCCCGTGCCGGCCCCGTAATCGGGCCGTCGTCGTCGTCGCCGCGCCGCTTCGCCGCCCGAGCGCCACCCCGTGCCATCTCGGGGCGAGGGCGTCTAGCACGGCGCGGGGCGCGTGCCTATCCCGGCCCCAAAAAGGAACGGGGCCGCGCCGGGTGGTGGAGTACCCGACGCGGCCCGCTTGAGGTAGAGAGCACCGCCTTACCACGCAAGCCGGCGCGGTACTAGCCGGCGCCGCTTCGGCGGCCGCCCGCGCTCGCGGAGCGTGCGGCGGGCGCGGGCGCGGAGGTGCACGTACGCGTACCAGCACCGCCGCGAACATGTCGGGCTCGTCGCGTGCGCTTGCGACGGCGTGCGCTCGAATGCCGCCCGACACTCGGGATTCTGACACGTGAGCACCACGCCCGGCCGGCGACCAATCACCACGCGCAATCCGCCTTTGCGATCGCTTGGAGCTTTTGCATCCACTCGGCCGTGGCGCCCTGCAAGTTGTCGTTGAGGTAGCGGGTCGCGTCGACGATATCTTTGTAGGGGTGCGTCGGGAGTGGCTTCCCGGTTTTCGGGTGGCGGGCGAAGCCGCCGGCTAGCGCCGAGTGGAGAATCGGGCACCGGGGCGACACGAGAAAGGCGGGCGACGGCTCGCCCTCGCCGGGCACCATGACGCGGCGGAGCATGCGTTGCCGGAGTTGCTCGTACGACAACTCGCCGCGGCCGCCGAATGTTTGGAGCACGATCCCCGACTTGAGCAACTCGCGCCGGATGCTCCCTAGCTCCATCTCATGGAGCGCTTCCGGGTCGCCGGCATCGAAGCACGGCCCCGGCGCCCCGAGGAGGTCGAGCGTCATTGCCTTGGTCGCTTCGATTTGCGCGCTCAAGCTCGAATGCTCGAGGACAAGCTCGGCGAGCATCATGAGCCGGCCCCACGCGTCGACTTGCGCAAAGACGGTCGCGGGGCAGACTTGGCCGAAATCCCACCCGCGCAGCAGCCGGCCCGCCGGGTTAACCGGAATCTCGCGGCGCATGAGCGCCGGCACGTACTCCGGCAACACCGGGTCGCCGCCGCCCAAATCCCACGCAATCTCAAACTCACGCGACCACCCGCGCGGCGGCATGCCGCGCATAGCTTCGCGCTTCCATTGCGGGTCACGCTTCGCCGGGTCGGCGGTGTAGTGCACCTCGACGACGTGCACGCCGTTGCGCGGGCACGTCCACTCCGTGACGCCCGGAATGGGTTGCGCCGCTTTGGTG